CGAACATTTATCATTCCCCCTTCTCATCTTTTATGGTGGCAAAAGGTTTTTTACTCTAATCAAGATTCTAACTTGATAAAATATCAACCAGGTGGTATTCGTTACGGTATCTCCTTCCAAAGAGGAGGTTTCCACAAACTCATGGAGGAGTTTGAAAATTTTGTTAACATTACTTACGATGTTAGTGGTTGGGATAGATCTTTCCCTTTGATGAGAGAAGTTCACTCTCTTAGACAAAAATTTTTAAAAGGAGCGAGTTCCTTTAAAGAATATTTGGATTGGATGACTGAGAACACTATTGAGTCAAATATTTTATTACCCAACGGAGACGTTATTAAATGGAAAAATGGAAATAAGTCTGGAAGTGGTTTAACGACCTCGGACAATTCTGTTGGACACTTGATAATACAGAATTATATTTTGGTTTTATTAGAACAAAGGTTTGGAAAATTTGACTACGCAACGGCTATTTACTCAGATGATACTATCTCTGGGTGGCCTGCGCATGTGGCATCTTTTTTAGATAAAAAGTTCTTCGATGATGTTTATGCCTTATTTGGATACAAGATACGTGATTTTGAGAGATTTAAGTCCTGCGAAGGTATTAAATTTCTTGGAGCTAGGTGTCGAACTGTTCATTTTAATGGTATCGATTTTTATTGTCCTGCTTATGATTCTGGGCGCATTTATGCCGCTCTCACCACTTTAATCGAAAAACATGGATACGATGATGTTTTGGCCAAGAGTTACTCTCTTTTGCACTTGGCTTGGGATGATGCCCCACTGTTTCAACATATATATGAATTTGTTCTCTATCTTTTGGAGGACACCTCGGCTCAGTCTGTTTTTGCTGAAAAGCTTAGACTTTCTGGGCTCCCATCTAGGGACCAAATTGTTTTTGGGTTTTGGTTGGGATGCGAGTATGACGGAGGTTTTTCAAGTGTTGATCCAATTGACATTTCTTTTTTTACCTTCGTGGAGGAGGAAGGGTTTTAAAAATCATATATTATGTCTAAACGTTCAATTAAGAAAAAAGAGGTTGGTCTTGAAAAGAAGGCCAACAAATTGCTCTCTGTGGAAAAGAGAGAGCTGCGCGGAAGACCAAAAGGCCAGGGTGGTCGTGGTCGCGGTTCTGGAAATGGGGGCCGGAAAATGCCCGTTTCAGTCGTTCATCGTGATGTTACTAAAAAGCCTATTCAGAGGCTTGGTCGTAACGGTGCTACCATTATAAAGCATCGTGAATTTTTGTCAATTATTGAGGGTGATGTTGTTTCCAATCCACCCACTGTTAAATTCTATACCTGGAGCATCAATCCTGGTTTGACAGCCACTTTCCCTTGGGGTAATAGAATTGCTAACAATTTTACTTTGTATAAACCTGTTAGTGTGACCTTTCATTTTGTTGCGAATGTACCTACCAACACTACTGGAGACATTATCACTTGTATTAACACTGATCCTGCTGCTAAGGCCTTTACAAACATTTCGGATATGAAACAGTTTGTTGGGTCTACGCTTACCAGTGCTTTTACTAGCTCACACACCCGCTACAACAATAAAGCAGGTGTCTTGAAGAAGTGGTTCGTCCGTAGTGATGATGATTCGCCGGAGATTTTTGAAGATCTCAAGTTTGTTGACTTGGGTGTTTTCACTATCGCCATTCTTGGTGTTAGGGACGCTACTGGAGGTCAAATTGCTGACCTAGGCTCCCTTTATGTTGAATACGAGTTTGAGTTATCTCAAGTTAAAGAGGATATTCAGGGCTTATTTGAGCTCTATAATTTTTATGCTCAGTCGAACACTGCCAGCATGAACAATCCATTTAACGAACCGATTCTTGAGTATGATGCTTCTTACACGAATGTGTTGTACACAAACCCCTCGAACACTGCCTACTTTCAGTTTACTGTTCAGCGATCACAAGCTGTTATGTTTACTTTTGTGGCCATCCCTCCTGCTGATACTGCTGTTGTTGCCCCTTCATTTGCTTTTAATGGTGTTGTTCTGACTCTCGGAACAGACTATAATATGGTATTTGGAAGTAGTCAGGGCATCATTGCTGTTGGACAGGTTATGTTAGTTGAGGAAGATATTATGACAGTAAATTCTTTTCAAATTAATGTTTCTGGGAGTTCAGGTATTGCTTTTACTCGGTTATCTTTAACTGGGTTTAATTATCCCTTTTCTCCTGCTAGCTTGGCAACACCTGGTCTTATCACAACTATTCCAGTTCCCGTTCTAAAGAAAATGAAGAACAAACTGAAACGTTATGGTTGGCCTATTGCTGCTGAAGTTATGCCTCCAATGGAAATGGTTCAATATCAGCCACCTCCTGAGAAACCCAGGCTTGCCAATGTACCTTGTGGTGAGTTACATGGCTTGGGTCCCCCTCGAATTCTCAAACGTGCCGACAGTTTACCTTTTGTCGGAATGCTCAAAAGAGCCACGGTTGATTGTCAATTTCCAACCGATACAGGATATTGTACCGAGTCGGAAAATCCTCTGCTGACTATTGCAGA